TATGGAATTATTATAGTCAATATAGTAGAACTTGGTGGGATTAACGATATTAAATGGACTAGTAACTCAGTTGGTTAGAGTGCCCCACTCATAATGGGTGAGTCGCAAGTTCGAATCTTGCCTAGTCCACACAAAAAACGAGCGATTAACTCAACTGGAAGAGTGCTATCTTTACATGGTAGATGTTGTAGGTTCGAATCCTACATTGCTCACATTGGTACAATGGCTCGAGAGGATAGGCATCAGACTGCAAATCTGAAACACGTGGGTTCGAATCCCTCTTGTACCTCATTTGAATTATTAATGCATCCGTAGCTCAACTGGACTAGAGCGTTGCTCTTCTAAGGCAATGGTTGTGGGTTCGAATCCCTCCGGGTGTACAATTGCTCTCTTAGTGAAACTGGATATCATGCGGCGCTTCGGACGCTGTGGTGTGGGTTCGAATCCTACAGAGAGTGCGAATTTTAATTGCTTGTGTAGCCCAACTGGAAGAGGCGTTGGTTCGAATCCAACATCTTCCGCATTAATTAAAAATTCTTTCAGTAACAGAAAAGACTAAAAAGTCCTTAGTCTTCGCAATTCTCATCTAAATCGGATGTACTTATTGTATTTTTTATAAGAATAAACAATTCCATGCCCACGAAAATTGACCAAAAACTCAGCCAATAAATATCAATATCCATAATGGTTTTACATTTATTTATTAAAAAAAATTCACATGAACGACACAGACTACTATATAGCATTTTTCAAATCCAAAACGGTTCTAGACAAAGTAATTAGGTTTTTTTCAAAACGTGGTTCTGGTTTAGAAGAATACAGTCATGTAGTTTTTGTACATAAAGGTGAAGAAATATCTCTTCAGATTCCTAGAATATTGAAAACTAAATTCAGAAAAAGGTCTTATAATTTAATCTATAAATTAGTACCATCTGTTTCTAAGTCTTCTTGGGATCTTGCGATGATTGCATATAACAAAGAAGAAAAATATGGCACTTGGCAAGTAATTGGTAAAGCATTTACAATGGTTTTTGGTTTAAGAATAATAAAAGCCCGAAGAGACTGTGCTGAATTTATATTAGATTGTGTTTATCCAGAAAATAAAGGAACTCATGACTTTTATACTGTCGGACAGGTACATAAAATACTAACAGACACCAATAAAATAATAGAAAAATGATAGAAAATCTAGCTTTAATGTTATCCATCATAAATTTTATATTAATAATATACCTTATTACTCGCCAAAGGTATATAATAAATGACTATATAAGACTTAGTACTATTATAACAACATTTAGCGCTAAAATAAATAATACAAATAATCTAATCATGTCCGTAAGCAAATTTTTGAATAAAAAATTCAAATCTTTTAATGATTAATTTTAAAAAACCACAAATACCTTAAAAATGATACACAAAGACAATTTATCCGTAAATGCTATGGGCGGCTCGGAGATGATGAAATATAGATTAGAACTCGAGATGGAAAAAATGGAACCAGGTCTGCTCGATAAAGTCCAAATAGTAGTTTCAAGGGAAAGGGAATTAGTGCCGGATTTACCTGCAATATTTTGGGCCCAGGATTTAGCAGAAGATAATGAAGCTATTAATGCAATGGGAAATGGAGGTTGGAAAAAATACACTAAGATAATTTTTGTTTCTCATTGGCAAAAGGAAAGGTATGTAAACCTATTCGATATTCCTTATTCCCATTGTATAGTTTTTCCAAACTGTATAGATAAATTCGATGAGTCTGAATTGGATAAAAACTCAGAAGACAATAAAATTCGGTTAATATACACACCAACACCGCACAGAGGCTTAGAAATACTAGTACCCGTTTTTGAACATATTGTTAGGGATATGCCAGATATACATTTAGACATATTTTCTAGTTTTAATTTGTATGGCTGGAAAGAAAGAGATAAGGCCTACGAGAAATTATTTGAAAGAATTGATGCACATCCACAAATGACTAATCATGGTACCGTTAAGAATTCAGTAGTTCGTGACTACTTGGGTAAATCTCATATATTTGCGTATCCATCAATATGGAAAGAAACCTCGGGTATAACGTTAATAGAAGCAATGAGTTCTAGAAATTTAATAGTTGCATCTGATTTAGCGGCAATACCAGAAACCACAAGCAACCATGGGGTTTTTTATCAATACACAGAAAACATCCAAGACCATGCTAGTACTTTTTATTCTTGTCTTAAGGGAGCTATAGAATTTGTTAAAGGCACGAATTATCAATTACTTAATAATACTACGCTCAGGTCGGCTAAAGAATATGCTGATTTTAGGAATAATTGGGAATTTCGGGCCGCGGATTGGTATAACTTACTAAAAAAAATAACAGATTAAAACTTTTATGCCATAAATTTTGAATTTATGGCATTTTTTGTTATATTGTTGAACATATTAATAAACATAATACAAAAAATGAGAGAAACCACAGTAGAACAAATCCTTTTAGGTAAGGATGAGCCTGTAATAAACGAAAAATTTTCATTGAGTCACGCTCTTTCCTGGTACACAAAACTCAAGAATAAAAAGGATTCAAGAAAATACCTTCTTTCATACCTTAAACTAAATGACCCTAAAAATTATGAATCGGTAAAAAATGTTTCAGATACATTTCATTACATTACCTTAGGTTGGGTTGCTAGATGTATAACTCGAGGTTGGGAACCAGACGACCTGACAAAGGTAACTTTTGATACTAGATTAAAAGAAATGATAGAGATTTTTGAAACTCATGTTGAAGATTCTCCAGATCCAGATCCAACACCTGTAAAAAAACCGGTCTCTGTATTAACACCTGAAGAAAAAATAAGGTTTTACCTTCGTAAAAAAATACTCCCAGATTTTGACCATGTTGTGGACTTAAAGGACCATACTTTTGATGTTGAATTATATCTAAGAAAACTTGAAGTGCCGGTAAAGACCGCTGCTGCGATTATTCCCTTTTACACAGATGAACTGTCTGACCTTGAAAAGGCATTAAAAGGCATTAAGGAATACCGTGAGTATTATCCAGGACCTAAGTCGGGCATCATGAAGCTCAAAAAAACTATACAAAATATAGTTGATTGTGTTGGTAATTATATACGAAACGAAAAAATCAGGAAACCACGACAAAGCAAAAAAAACATTGCTGCGAAAAAACAACTGTCAGGTTTTCACTTCAAGCAAGATGATAATAAGTTAAATTTATCATCAAAAGACCACAAAAAGATAATAGGTTCTACTGAAATCTATTTCGCAGATACTTCTAGGAAAAGAATCTGGTATGTTGTAGCCGAAAAAGACAAAACAATAGATGTCCAAGGTACTACACTGATAAATCTAGATGTAAATTTATCAGGCTTCAAAAAAATACCTCTCAAGTATTTTCCTTCTGTTGCAATAAACATCCACAAAACACAGAAAAGGTATTCTAAAAAAATATTTGGCGATTTAGTCCATGATATGGAAAAACTTCCTACCCATAGGACCAATAAGAATTTAATAATCTTAAATATATTTTAATGATACTAGTAGACATATCTCAAATATCCATTGCTGGATTAATGATGCAACAGAAAATTAACGGTGGCATGCTAGATGAAATCATGGGTCGGCATTTTATATTAAACACGCTTAGAATCTATAGGAATAAATTCAAGGCTGATTATGGGGAATTGGTTATCTGTGCTGATGGTAAACACCCATGGCGAAAAGATGTCTTTGCGAATTACAAAGCGGGCAGGAAAAAACATAGGGATAAAGACGAAACTGATTGGAATGAATTATACAGAATTTCTAATTTAGTTCTTGAAGAACTTGATACTGTATTTCCCTATAAATTTATCCGTATGAATAATGCCGAGGCAGATGATGTAATAGCGGCAATAACAATTCACGAAAGAAATGCTAGAACCAATGCTGATTATAATTGGTTAAAACCGGACAGTGAGAACATAATGATTTTATCTTCTGACCATGATTTTAAGCAACTTCAACGGTACGAAAGAGTCGAACAGTTCAGTCCTATACAAAAAAAATTCGTTAAAATAAAGGATCCTATTGACTATCTTCTAGAACATACTATAAAAGGAGATAAGGGCGACGGTGTTCCTAACATACTTAGCAACGATAATGTCTTTGTTTCTGGGATTAGGCAATCTACGATGTCCGCAAAAAAACTAGAGTACTTTAAAACCACGAAACCTGAAGATTTTAAAAGTTCTGAGTGGTTGCGAAATTACAACAGAAACCAGGAACTTGTGGACCTCACAAAGATTCCCGATAGAATCTACAATCCAATTATAGAATTATATACCAAACCCGCAAATGGCTCGAGAAGTAAACTATTATCATACTTCATAAAAAATAGACTAAAACATTTAGTAGAACACATGGGCGAATTTTGATAAATAAATCACAACACTAATAAAATGACCGAAAATGGACAAAAAATTTAAAATAACTAAAAGATTCAATACAATATTTGAAGAACTGGAAGCCACTAATCAGTTTTTATCAAAGGTAAAAATTCTTACCGATAACCAAAGTAACGAACTGAAAGCATTATTCACATTAGCCTATAATCCATCAATAAATTGGTCAATTCCAGAAGGAGTTCCTCCATACAAAAAAAGTACTGAGTCACCTGAAGGCGCTGATGGTTTTTTGAATTTACAGAAAAACTTGCATCAATTCAATATGTTTTTGGTTGGTAGAGGTTTCGATAATATGAAAGCTATTCAACGTGAAAAAAAATACATTCAAATGCTAGAAGCAGTAACACCTATAGAGGCAAAATGGATTCTACAAGTAAGGGCAGGAAATTTAGAAAAGTGTTCATTGAAAGTTGTACATAAGGCCTTTCCTGGATTAATCCCGGTATAACCTAAATCTAAAAAAATGGAATTATATCTTGAGTGTACAAGAATTTTTGAGGTTTTTGTATACTTAACGATTTTTTGGATAATAATATCAGAATCTGTTATTTATCGAATAGTAAAATTTCTTACGTATATCAAAATTATAAAATAATAGCAAAAGTACTTAAAATGGGAAAGACTAGAAAAGACCAATATTCAGAAGATAAATTCGATAAAAAAAGAAAATTGGCCATAAAGAAAAATCGAAAGGAAAGCAAAAATGGAACACCTAATACTGAAGACTCTTATCTACGAAATTTGCGCTTCTGATGCTTATATACCCGTAAAAAAACTAGCATATTTGGTAAAAGACTTTATGGAGATAATAAAAAATCAAAGTAACTTTGATCCTTCTTTTCTCGATATTCAAGGTATGGTAAATACTAGTTTTAATGAATATGAATACTACAAAAAAATAGGTCTTCTTAGATCTAATACAGAAACCGAAATATTAGTACTCAATATTATGTTCGGCTTTAATGATATATATTTGTCTTAATCAAGATTTTTTGTTATATTGTACTATACGTAAAAAATACAATAATAATATGCCCAAAGAATTATTAATTATCCGAGGAGTCCCAGGCTCCGGCAAAACCACACTAGCAAAACTTTTTACCTCTAATATTTGTGAAGCTGATATGTTCTTCGAGCAATCTGGTATTTATGAATGGAAAAGAGAAGAACTATCATCTGCTCACAGTTGGTGTTTTGCCAGAGCAGAGATGTTAATGAAAAAAGAAAAGAAAAAAATAGCGGTTTCCAATACATTTACTAAGGAAAAAGAAATGAAACCCTACATAGACCTGGCAAAATTATATGGCTATGATGTTCATATAATAGTAAAGGAAAATAGGCACGATGGTTTAAATATCCATGAAGTGCCAACAGAAACAATAGATAAAATGAAAAAAAATCTAGCAAACTCCATTCGATTATGAAAAAAATACCAGTAATAGCATTTAATTCACCGCCTGGCTCAGGTAAAGATACAGTTGCCTCTTTACTAGTAGAAATTATTGAATACCAAGGACATACGGTAAAATCTTTTTCGTTCAAAGATTCTTTATATGAATATGCCTACCAATACATATCTCACCTTTTATTATACGAAGATTTTCTTTTTTTATGTACCAACAGAATATTAAAAGACAAAAAAAATCCCTTATTATTCGATATGAGTCCTAGAAACTTTTTGATTTTTGTGTCTGAAAGACACGCCAAAGTAGTTAATGGCGAAAATGTTTGGGCAACAGCCGTCGCTGAAAAAATAAAAACCCTTGAAACTGACAATTTTTCCATCATAACAGACTTAGGTTTTCAAAACGAGTACTACCTCCTAGAAAAGACATTTGATTTATATGTTATTAATTTACAAAGAGAAGGAACCTCTTTTAATAATGATAGCCGAAGCTGGATTGATAATGATAGAAACGTTCCTATAATAGAAATAGACAATAACGGTTCGCCAACACGAGCTGCTCGTTCAATCGTAGATGAGCTAAATAAAATAAACCTTAGTATATAAAAAATGAAACAATTAGTAAGGTTTAATGGGAAAGGAAGTGACAGAAGAACAGAAGACGTAAAAGCAATTGATGAAAATTGGGAAAAAATAGACTGGAGTAAATAAAAATTTGAAAATATTGGTTGACATTTACCTGGCTTATGTTTATATTATTGCATTAATAAAAAACTAAAATTATGAATAAGCAAAAACATGGAACTAGAAATAACATTAGAAATATCCAGAAAAATACAAGGGCTAATGATAATTTGTCTTTCTGTCCAGGGTATGTTCATACAATATTTAACACATAAAAAAGAGAACTCTAATGGATGAAGTTGCACACAAAGCAAGGCAAACCAACGAACTTAAGAAAAAACTTTTTAGTGAAGACTTATATTAATGAAAGTACAAAGTATATCAGACACCCATAATTTCCACAGCAAAGTAATAATAGACAATAATGTAGATCTTATTATTCATGCGGGAGACGAGACAAATCATCCAAATCCTCATATAAACAAGTGGGAATTTATGAGATTTTTAAATTGGTTCCACAATCTAGACATAAGACATAAAATTTTAGTCCCAGGCAATCATTCAGCCTTCATAGCACAAAATACCGACCTTGCTAGAGAAATGGCAGCCACGTCCGGTGTTACTTTATTGATAGATGAGTCTGTAACTATCGACGGTATTAGCATTTATGGTTCTCCTCATACCCCACCGTTTTATGATTGGTTCTATATGAAGACTGAAATTGAACTAAATGATGTTTATCATAAAATTGACTATCATGATATTGTAGTAACTCATGGGCCTCCTATAGGTATTTTGGACTTACCACCAAACCGCATAAACTGCGGCTCATATTCATTATATGAATTTATTAAACGAATCAAACCAAAATACCATATATTCGGCCACGTTCACGATAATTTTAGGTTCGGTGAATTGGAAATCAAAAATTCTACAGTATACGAATCAGAAGATACTACTTTTATCAATGCTAGTTTTGTTGATAACACATATAAACACTTCAACACCGAACCAAAAACTTTTATAATGTAAATAATATTGGTTGACATTGTCCCTTACTATGTGTATATTTGTACATGATTAAAAAAACATTGGAAACATATTACAAAGACGGGTGGCTTATCAAACAGACACACCCAACTATGCCTTTGACTATTTGGAATTACTCCAACATTACTCAATACAACCGAAAATGGGACGAAATTACCCTAAAATGCCGAGGATTGGTAACAGACCAATTCGGTACTGTAATTTCTCGTCCATTTGAAAAGTTTTTTAATATTGAAGAAAACGAACATACAGAAACCAAAACATTTGAGGTTTTTGAAAAGATGGACGGTTCTCTAATTACAGTATTTTACTATAAAGAGAAATGGATAGTCGCTTCCCGTGGTTCATTTACATCAGAACAGGCAAAGGCCGCACAAAGTTTATTTGATGAACTAGATTCATCCACACTGATTCCAGGGTATACTTATATATTCGAATATATTGCTGACTGGAACAGAATCGTAGTTGATTATAAAGGACAAGAAAAAATTGTTATGCTTGGTGCTATTAATATTCTTAGTGGTGAAGAAATTTGCTACAAAGGTTTACAAATAGCAGCCAACCTTCTAAATTGTGAAGTTGTTAAACGTTACCCAAGTACGGACATCAGCAAATTAAAAGACACAATAGGCAACAATCAAGAAGGATATGTAGTTAAGTTTACAAATGGGTCTCGAATGAAAATTAAAGGACTTGAGTATATTCGATTGCACCGAATAATGACTGAAGTTAGCACTACATCCATCTGGAAATACCTTTCTACTGGCGGCGACTTAGAAAATTTACTTACAGACGTGCCAGATGAGTTTTATAATAAAATAAAAAGTTACGAAGAATTCATAGAAAAACAATTCACGACAGTTGATAATTCTTGTCGATCTATTATGAACGAAATTATGCAACATGAACCAGAAACTCAAAAGAGTTTTGCTATATTAGTTCAAACATATCCTACTAAATATCATGGATTGCTATACAAAATGAATAATAAAGCAGACTACAGTGGTTTAATATGGAAATTAATCAAACCTAAGTTTATAAAATTATGAATAAAAGAAAAGATATTTTTGGAATAGAACCTGAGTTAGGGAATACTATTGTCTATAATCCTGCCAAACATAAAGGATTGGTCTATGGTATATGTGTTGGCTTTTCATCGAGTGGTTTACCGCAAGTTTCATTAAACAAGAAATTTCTTGTTGCGGATGTTTATTCTATAGTAAACGGTGAAAAACGTTATACACCTAAAACGGGCTTCACGCTGTGGCCTCGCTGGAATGAAACCGACATCCATTCTCAGAAACAGAACTAATATTATTTTGTAAACCTATTGACATTCATGTGGGTTATGTGTATATTTGTACATGATTAAAAAAAAACATTGAACAAACCTATCTACATTATGTTACACCTTTCCGTTTTATTATCATTTGCTGCCATAACATTTTCTTTGAATGTTTTGGGTGTTATCGTCCAAAAGACTAAACATTCATACAATACACCAAAAAAATACATTTCATTATGAGAATCTTATATATTCATGGATTTAATTCCGGCCAGAATGGCAAAAATATTAATAAAATCCGATCTTTTTTTCCTGATGCTGAGATAATTGCACCAAAGCATTACTCAACTGTTCAAAGTGTAATCAATACTATTGAACCTATAGCAAAAACTATGGAATTAACTGATATAATTGCTGGAACTTCTCTCGGTGCTTTTTGGGCACGTTATTTTGCTCGCAAATATAACACCATCGGCATTTTCATGAATCCAATAAAGAATCCATCAAAAACTACTATGGCATATATCGACGGACTTGAGTGGGTTGAATTAGATTCTCTTGCGTATAAAGACTTCGAATGTTTAGAAGATGATGGTCTTGTTTTTGATACCAAGAAATAAATTATGTAAAAGTTTGTAAAGCACCATTGACAATCAATGGTGCTTTGTTATATTATAGTACACATAAAAAATCATATATGAAACAAATTATTTTAAAAACAGGCCAAAAATTATTTTGGACATCTGATACACACTTCGACCATGTTAATATTTGTGCTGGAACCTCTAAGTGGAAAAGTGCCACAGACAAAACACGAGACTTCCAAACACTCGATGAAATGAATCAGACATTGGTTGACAACATTAATACTTTTGTCGGTGAGGATGATATATTGATTCATTTGGGAGACTTTTCATTCAATGGTTTTGATAATATTGAAAAGTTCCGGTCGCAATTAAATGTAAAAACCCTTTATTTGTTGTTAGGCAACCACGACCACCATATCGCTAATAATAAAAATGGCATACAAAGTATCTTCACAGAAGTTTGGAACGGTATTGCTGAGGTAAACGTCCGCCAAGAAACTCAAGCAAAAAGAGACGGTTGTAAAATTATATGCTCACATTATCCAATCGCTTCCTGGAATAATATGGGGGATGGGTGGATTCACTTACATGGCCATGTACATTTGCCCGCTGATAAGGCATTGGGTCGTGGCAAATCACTTGATGTTGGGGTGGACGGTAACTTCTACTACCCACGTAGTCATGATGAAATTGTGGATATTATGCAAACACAGCCCATAGATTATCTAACACTACCACAAGACCATCATACAGAATCAAATTAAAAAACAATTGATATTTATTTGGCTTATGTGTATATTGATGAATCAAATTATTATTATTGTATTGATGAAACAAACAAAACTTAGTTATTATGAATAAAGAAGAACTAAAAACTTACCTACAAATTACAGAAAATCAGTATCTTGGAATTGATACTGTTGGTGGTAATTTAGACTTATATGGTCTAATAGAAATCCCAGAAGGATTTAATCCTACAGTGGGTGGTGGTTTGTACTTACGTAGTCTAACCGAAATACCAAAGGGATTCAATCCTACGGTCGGTGGTTATTTAGACTTACCTAGTGTAACCAAAATCCAAAAGGGATTCAATCCTACGGTTGGTTGTAGTTTATACTTAGATACTGTGACCAAAATACCAAAGGGATTCAATCCTACGGTTGGTTGTAGTTTATACTTACATAGTGTAACTAAAATACCAAAGGGATTCAATCCTACGGTTGGTGGTAATTTAAACTTAGATAGTGTAACTGAAATACCAAAGGGATTCAATCCTACGGTTGGTGGTAGTTTAGACTTACATAGTGTAACTGAAATCCCAAAGGGATTCAATCCAACGGTTGGTGGTTGTTTATACTTAGATTTAAACATACCTTACACTAAACTAGGAGATAATCCTATTATTTGGGAAGATGGTAAGTATATTCTAGTTGATGGACTATTTACCGAAGTTGTTTACAAAAAAGGTAATGTGTATCAAGTTAAAAAAATAGGAAACCCAAAAGAATTTTACCTTGTAACTGATGGAACTAGATGGGCACATGGCGATACCTTAAAAGAGGCATATAAAGACTTAGTTTATAAGGTAACTAATCGAACTACAACAGACTTTGAACACTTAACCTTAGATTCAATATTGACTTTCGAAGAATCCATTGCTTGTTATAGAACAGTGACGGGTGCGTGTTCTTTCGGCACTAAAGACTTTGTACAATCTAATGGAATTGTTCAAAAAGATAGAACCGTTCTGGAGATTATTGAATTAACTAAAGGTAGTTATGGGAATGATTCATTTACACAATTTTTTAACTAAAAAAAAAAACAATTGACATTCAATAGAACTATGTGTATATTATTGTATTGATAAATCAAACAAAACTTAGTTATTATGAATAAAGAAGAACTAAAAACTCACCTAAATATCACAGAAAATCAATATCTTGGAATTGATATTATTGATTGTGATGTTAACTTACTTGATGTAACCGAAATCCCAAAGGGATTCAATCC